TGAACCATATCTGCCATTCAGACAATGATGGAGCTCAGATACTCAGGACATGGATGTTCGATGCCTTACTATTAAAGACTGGTATTGTTAAAGCCTATTGGGATGATGATACAGATGCTACACCCGAAACATATGAAGGCCTTTCCTCTGATGAGTTAGCTATGCTCATGTCAGATGACGTTGAGATAGTAGAGCAAGAAGAGTTACCAGGTGAGCCAGTACAAGTAGGCCAAGACCCAATGACAGGTGAGCCATTAATACAAGCAGCACCTTCTACATATAACGTTAAGGTAATGGTAACAACAGATGCATCCAAGGTTAAGATAGAGAACGTAGACCCTAGTGAGTTCTTAATAGATAAGCATACCACTTCTATAAAAGACAGTACCTTTGTTGCACAAAGACAGATGCTAACCAGAGCTCAACTCGTAGACATGGGATATGATAAGGCTATTGTTGATGAGCTAAGTACCGATGATGAGTTAGGATTAGACTCTGAATTTGACTTCAACAGTGATGATGACACAACCACAGATAAGACTCAGGAGCTTATAGCTTATTATGAATGTTACCTAGATATTGGTAATGACAAAGGCCAAGCAGTTAAGCATAGAGTATGCTATGCATCTAAGAAGATACTATCATCAGAAGAGATAGACTACGTTCCCTTCTATAGCTTATGCCCATTCCCATTACCTCACCAGTTCTATGGTCAGAGTATGGCAGACCATACCATGGACTTACAGTTCATAAAGTCTACCATCATGAGACAGATGCTAGATAACCTCTACCTAACGAATAACAGTAGAGTCGGAGCAGTAGAAGGACAGGTAAACCTAGATGACCTTCTTAATAGTACAGCAGGTGGCATCATACGTATGAAGAACCCTAACGCTATCGTACCTATGCAAGTACAAAGCAGTGCATCTCAAAGCTTCCCTATGTTGGAATACTTAGACCAGATGCAGGCTAAGAGAACAGGTATTAATGACCTAGCACAAGGTATAGATGCTAACGTCTTACAGAATGTATCAGCTACAGCAGTTGCTACTATGACAGCACAATCACAAGGTAAGATAGAGCTTATAGCTAGAGTCTTTGCAGACACAGGCATAAAAGAGCTTATGCAAGGCATACTACACTTAGTGTGTAAGTACCAGAATGAGCCAAGAGAGATTAAGATATCAGGCAAGCCGATGATGCTTGACCCAAGAGAATGGACCAACAACTATAACGTTAAAGTAAACGTAGGCTTAGGTAATGGTACAGGTGATGAGAAAGTCGCTATGATACAGATGATACTAGCCAAGCAAGAGCAGATACTACAGCAGTATGGTGTTAATAACCCTCTTGTTACCCTAAAACAGTACAGAGAAACATTAGCTAAGTTCATTAACGCTTCAGGCTTTGCCGATGATGCTCAGTTCATGAATGAGATATCAGACGAAGCATTACAGCAAATACAACAACAAGATGCTCAGGCTGATAAGACTCCGCCAGAAGTAAAAGCAGCACAAGCAATAGCACAGGCAGAGATGGAAAAGGCTAAGATGAAAGCCCAGACTGATATGGCAGCTCAACAACTGAAGATGCAAGAGCTACAAGCCAAGGTAGAGCAAGAACAGAAAGAGCTACAACTACAACAACAACAGCAGCAATTAGATGCAGATAGACAGATGCTTGATATAGAAACAGAGAGAGCTAAACTAGAAGCAGACATTCAACTCAGAGAACAGGACTTAGCTATCAAAGAACAGAAGAATCAGATTACAGCTTCTAACGATGACATGAAGAACATGATTAATGCTGTAGATAAGATGGCTAAAGCTTCTAATGGTGAAGTGTAGTGGCAATAGGAATACCAAAGCTTCTAAGGGGAGTTAAGGGACAAACAGGTACAATGCCAGTAGAAGTAATGCCTGGCATAGAGACTTCGTTTGGTAAGTACTTTGGTCCATTAAAAGAGTCTCAACAAAGAGAGTTAATGGAAGCATATAAAAATGCTCCAGGCATGGATGAGTTCTTTAACAAGCAGCCAGACCAAGTAGGTAGCTGGGTGAATGATGTAGGTGAGATAGAGAATAACCCACTGATTGCACAGAACTTTAAAGCATCCAGTAACCCTCAACAAATGATGGACACACAAGCAGCGATAGACACAACCATCTTAAATCAAGATGCTATTGCAGCTCAAGTATATAATGTTCAAAGAGCAAAGACACTCGGTGCAGATAACGGTAGTATTGTCAGAGTAGATGGCGTAGGTGACTTAGATAAAGCAACCATGAGACAGCTCACAGAGCTAGACCAAAAGCTAGGTAAGGAAATGAATAGCCCATACGGTATATTCTCTGTTGTACCTTCAGATGATAAGTCAGCAAGAAACATTGTCTTTCATCACACAGAAAATAGAACAAGAGATGCGTTAGACGAAGCTGGACAAAAGATATACGATAGACATCCAGAGATAGCAGAACAGATAAAACAGATTGTAAATGGAAGTGGAGACCTGACTTATGTACCAGCAAAGATTGGTAATAAGCAGACCAGCTTCACAACCTACAAAAGTATTGGTGAAGACTCAGCAAAATACTTCTATGATGAAAAAGTCAACCCAATGCTAAAAGACCCTAAGTATGTAAAAGCATTACAAGCTAGGGTAAAGTATTTAACAGAGATGCGTAACAAGTTTCACAAGATAAACGGCCAAACAGTCAACCCTTGGAAAGAGCAAGCAGAAAGAATATTTGTCCAAAGAGGTCCAAAGGGCGTAAAAGAAGGCTTAAAGAAGTGGGAAGCTAAGATGGGCAGTAAAACTAGCTCTAATGGAAAGAAATACGCTGCTTTATTAGCTGCTGGAGCTGTATCACCAGCTTTTGCAGGTGAAGAGATGTCAATGGGACAGTATTTACCTGAAAGTACAGGCGTTTCTAACGAAGATTTAAGTAATTTTAGTAAAGGATTGCTCGCAGGTGTACCAGAAGGCGTTACAGGTGTTGCAGGTGAGACAGAAAGGTTTGCAAAAGGCTTAGGTGGCTTACTTACAGGTGGATTTAAAGACTGGGAGCAAGACTTAACCTTTACAGACAGGGCAGCAATGGCAGGACAGACTGCACTAGACAAATTAGGCCAAGATACTTACCTTACTAACGCTGATGACCAAGCCAGAAGAGTAGATAAGGCCCTTGGCGATGAATTTGCACAAGATATGGACACAATGGCAGGCTCTTCTGGTAGATTGGTGGGCCAAATAGGTGGTGAAATAGCAACAGGCAGTATATTAGCTAAATTACTAAGAAAAGGTGTTAAATTAACAGCAACTCAACTTGCTAAACTAAAACAAGCTGAGGAAATGCAAAATCTGGGGAAGTAAATGGAAGTTATTGAGACTGGCTACACGCCAAGAGAACCACAAAAAGAGATACACAAGGCTGTAAAGAGAAATAGGTGGACTGTAGCTGTATGTCATCGTAGGATGGGTAAAACAGTCGCTGCAATTAACCAATTAATACACTCAGCGTTACAAAATGAAAAACAAGCTCCACAATATGCTTACATCGCACCGACATACTCTCAAGCTAAAAGAATTGCGTGGGACTATCTTAAAGAGTACACAAGACCGCTTGGAGGAGTGCCGAATGTTTCAGAGCTCAGAGTCGACTTTATGGGAAGACGTATCTCACTGTATGGTGCTGATAATCCTGATGCCCTTCGTGGTATTTATCTCGATGGTTGTGTTATTGATGAGTATGGTGATGTTAATCCTCAACTGTTTACTGAGGTTATTAGGCCTGCTCTTTCAGATAGATTGGGCTGGGCTATGTTCATCGGTACGCCAAAAGGTGCAAACCATTTTAAAGAAATAAGAGATTTTGCAGATACAGATGCTAATGAAGGATGGGAATTAAAAGAGTTTAAAGCATCAGAAACTAACCTAATTGCAGAAGCAGAGCTCCAAGATGCAAAGAAAGCAATGGGTGATAACAAGTACGAACAAGAGTTTGAGATATCATTTGACTCACCAATCGTAGGCTCTTACTACGGTGAATTAATGAAAGATATCACTGACAGAAACCATGTAAGAGAATTAACTAGTGATTCAGCCACATCTAAGATGTGTG